AATATGCACGCTACGGCGAAGAGCATAAGGAGATTTTCGAAACGGAAAGCTCCGAGCGTTCGTTCGAAGAAGAAACCAAGCTGTCGGGCTTCTCGGCTGCTCCGGTTAAGAACGAAGGCAGTGCTATCGCCTATGATAACGCGCAGGAAGTCTTCACTGCTCGCTACAACCATGAAACGATTGCCCTCGGGTTCTCGCTCACGGAAGAAGCGATTGAGGACAACCTCTACGACTCGCTGTCGTCGCGTTATACGAAGGCGCTGGCCCGTGCCATGGCGTACACCAAGCAGACCAAGGCTGCTGCGATCCTGAACAATGGCTTCGACACCGACTATGCTGGTGGCGATGGTCAGCCGCTGTTCTCGGCCTCGCATCCGCTGGTCTCTGGTGGCACCAACTCGAACATCCCCTCTACTCCGGCTGATTTGAATGAAACGTCGCTTGAAGCGGCTGTCATCCAGATTGCGGCGTGGACGGATGAACGTGGCCTGCTCATCGCGGCGAAGCCGCGTAAGCTGGTGGTTCCGCCGAGCCTGATGTTCGTTGCTACCCGCCTGCTCGAAACCGAACTTCGGACTTCGACGGCTGATAACGACATCAATGCCCTCAAGTCGAATGGGTCGATTCCGGAAGGTTACACCGTTAACCACTTCCTGACCGACACTGACGCTTGGTTCCTGACCACGGATGTGCCGAATGGTCTGAAGCACTTCGTCCGTACTCCCATGCAGAACAGCATGGACGGCGACTTCGACACCGGTAACGTCCGCTACAAGGCCCGTGAGCGTTATAGCTTCGGCTGGTCGGACCCTCTGGGTATGTACGGTTCCGAAGGCGCTGCCTAAGGAAACAGGGGGAGGGGGAGAGGGAAACCTCTTCCCCTCTTTTCTATTTAATGCTATCCCTACGCATCTAGGTGAATAGCCCATACCGACTGCCCTAGCAGACGTAGTAGAGATGGTATGGGTAGGTGCTACTACACGGAGAAATCTAATGGCGAATACCACTTTCAACGGCCCCGTTCGTTCTGAGAACGGCTTCCAGACTGTTTCGATTGATGGCACGACTGGCACGGTTACCACGACCGCTACCTTCGGTGCTGCTACCTCGGTTACCACGCTTGCTGCGACTGGAAACGTCACGGCTGACAGCGCTACTGGGCTTGTCGCTGGCGGTGCTGCCGCGTTTATCGCGACCAACACTGCTGTCGGTATGGGCATCTACTTTGGTTCGGGTGTCCCGACTGCGGCTGCTGCTAAGGGTTCGCTCTACCTGCGTAGCGATGGTTCCGGTACCGGTGACCGTGCGTATATCAACACGAATGGCTCGACCACGTGGACCGCGCTGACGACCGCAGCCTAATCGGTAACCTCTAAGAAGGAGAAACCCGATGGGTATGCAATATGACGTCAAAAACGTGCACGCGAATGCTAGTGGTAGCCTTGTAAGCTACCGCACCCGCGTGAAGGGTATGATTATCACTTCAACAGGTGGTGGTGCTGGTTCTGTCCTCCTTAAGGATGGCGGCTCTGGTGGCACTACGCTCGTCGAAGTTGATGTTCCTGCCACGGCTGCATTTCACAATGTCGTTGTCCCCGGCGAAGGTGTACTGTTCGAAACCAACGTGTATGCTACGTTGACGAACTGTTACGTCTCCGTTTTCTATGGGTGATATATGCAGGCTGAAAAAAGCTACGACATGGCGGGTAAGAGCATTTTTATTGCTCTGCCCGCCTATGACTTTAAGGTATCGCTAAAGCTGGCGATCTCGCTGGCTCGTTTCGCGCAGTCCGCGCCGCAGCACGGTATCGACATCCAAATCGGCAGCATCTGCGGCTGCTCGGTCGTCTCTCGTGCTCGTAACCTGCTTGCGCAGGATATGCTTGAGTCCAAGTGCGACTACCTCCTGTTTATTGACAGTGATATCAACTTCGAGCCGGAGGACATCCTCCGGCTTATGGCATGGGGGTCCGATCCCAAGAAGGGTATCGTGGCTGCGGTCCCGCGCACGCGCAGCGAGACCAAGACCTACATCGCCAATCTCGACTATGACGAGAACCACGAGCTTACGATGAACGGCATGGGTTTGGTCCGGGCTGAGCGAGTGGCTACGGCCTTCATGCTCGTTCGTCGTGAGGTCTTTGTCGATATGGCCGAAGCGCACCCGGAGTGGCAGTACTACGACAAGCGCTCGGACCGTATGCTCAACTGCATGTTCGATTTCCAGCTTACCGAAGAAGGCTACATCGGAGAGGACTTCCTCTTCTGTGACCGCGCTCGCGCGCTTGGCCATGAGGTCTGGATCGACCCTTCCATTACGCTCGGCCACATGGGCGTGCAGGAATATACCGGTAACTACGGGCGTGACGTTCTATATCCAATGGTTGTGCCCTCACAGAAGGAGGTAGCGTAATGGCTAAGAAAACACGACGTTATGACAATGGCGGCGAGATCGTTGTCACGGGTACGCGGCCCACAGGGGCTACTAACCTAGGTAGCCTTGGCGGTTACAGCCTTAACCCCGCTGCGCAAGCCAGCCTACAAAGGGCGGGTCCCTCCTCTTCGTCTGGTAGCTCGCCAGTCAGAAGCGGAAGCACTCAGGACCAGCGTTTGACACCCCTCATCCCACCCGGATCAATGGCCGCTATTGGTGCCCGGTTTGCTCCTGCGGTTGTTACACAGCCACAGTCGGCTTTGGGTAGTCTCGTCGGTGCGCGTACCCCAACTGGTTATGGTGGTTCGTTCTCTACGCCTTTCAAGGAAGGCGGCAAGGTCAAGGCCAAGAAGATGGCTAAGGGCGGCTCAGTCTCCTCTGCCTCCAAGCGCGCCGATGGCTGCGCTACCAAGGGTAAGACCAAGGGGAAGTTCGTCTGATGGCTAAGACCCCGGCTTGGACCCGTAAGGAAGGCAAGAACCCAAAAGGCGGTCTGAACGCCAAGGGTCGTGCGTCTTACAACAAAGCCAATCCGGGGAAGCCGGGTCTTAAGGCCCCAGCCCCTAATCCTAAGACGGAAAAAGACGCTAAGCGGCGTAAGTCTTTCTGTGCGCGTTCCGCCGGTCAGGCTAAGATGTTCCCTAAGGCGGCTAGTGACCCCGATAGCCGCCTCAATAAGGCGAGGCGCGCATGGAAGTGCTAGCTAAAGCCTGTACCCGATGCAAGGAAAGCAAGCCGCTAGATGCGGTACATTTTCCGCCGCATAACCGCACTAAGTCTGGGTTTGATAGCTGGTGCCGCAGGTGCCGAGCTACGTACCGTAACGGCATCAACAGAGGTAAGTTCCGGGGAGTTATGTCCGACGAGGAGCTTCTCGAACTTAAGCGCGACGTCACCCAGTGTATTATCTGTGGTAGCGACGAAAAGCTTGTGGTGGATCACGAACACACGACCGGAGCAGTGCGGGGGATGTTGTGCAATCACTGCAATCGCGGACTCGGGCATTTTAGAGATGACCCTCTGCTGCTAGAGTTTGCCGCGCAGTATCTGTACGCGACTATGGACTCTCCGGAATGGGACAAATATCTTGCGGAGCATGGCGGCTGACATGGAAATGATGGTTTGGAACATTGTCCTAAGTGCTGTTGTAGCGCTCATGGGTTTTTTCCTCAAGGGGAGGATGGATGAGTTGGAGCGCCTAGGCATCCTGCTCAACCGCACCCGTGAAGAAGTCGCACGCGACCATGTGACGCGCGCGGAGATGAACATCACTGTAGATCGGCTTGGGGAACGGTTTGACAAGGCATTCGAGCGGCTTGAGGCCAAGCTCGACGGTTTTGCGAGGAAAGGCTGATGCCTAGCACGAGTGCAAAGCAGGCCAAATTTATGCGGGCAGTGGCACACAGCCCGAAATTCGCCAAGAAGGTTGGTGTGTCACAGAACGTCGGGAAGGATTTCGAGATGGCTGACAAAAAGACGAAGAAGTTTGGTGATGGTGGTGCGGCTAAGAAGCCGATGCCCGTTAGACCGGCGATGCCCGTTAGACCGGCGATGCCCGCTAGCCCGGCGATGCCCCGTGAGCCAATTACGGGTGGTCCGAACACTGTTCCACTGACCCCGGAGCGTAAGGAGTTCCTCAAGGAACTGGAACGTCGGAACAGGGAAGCTCGTAGTGAATCTATGCGGTCGGCCAAGAAGGCTACTCCGTATGCAAAGGGAGGCAAAGTTATGAAAAAGGCAGATAAGGCGGGCCGTGCGCTCGTGAAGAAGTCGGCTGATACTATGGGTCGGGCGATGAAGATGAAGATGAACAAGGGCGGCTCGTGCTATGCTGGTGGTGGCCTCGTCGGTGGCCACAAGTCGGCTGACGGTATTGCCAAGAAGGGCAAGACCAAGGGGAAGAAGGTCTGATGCGCCCGTCGCGCGGTATGGGCGACATGAAGGCGTCCAAGATGCCCAAGGGCAAGACTATTGTCCGCAAGGACAAGCCGCAGGATGTCACCATGTTCGCCAAGGGCGGGAAGGCCAATTTCATCCAGAAGGCCATCAAGAAGCCCGGTGCACTCCGTGCGCAGCTTGGCGTGCCGAAGGGTGAGAAAATTCCTGCCAAGAAGCTCGCTAAGGCTGCCAAGGCACCCGGCAAGCTCGGTCAGCGCGCTCGGTTTGCTGAAGTTCTAAAGGGCTTTAAAAAGTAATGTTTGTAGACTTTTCCCTCTACGAAACAGACGGCAAATTGCCGGATTGGGTACCGGAGTTCAAGCGGTGCCAGCAGTGGATGGAGAATGCGTTGGAGTGCGCTTACGGCACCTTCAACATTATAGACATTGCTGATATGATGTTCACGGGTGATGTGCAGCTATGGTCCAATGACTCGGCGGTGCTCGTAACCCAGATTGTGTATTACCCACGTAAGATCGTCCTGAACTGCTTTCTGGCAGGGGGTGATATGAACGGAGTGCTTGAGCTTGAGCGAAAGGCAGTCCTGTGGGGGAAACAGCAGCGTTGTCAGGCGATAACTCTGACGGGGCGAATGGGTTGGCTACGTAGCTCGTTGAAAAACATCGGGTACGTAGGCGTAAACGTGCAGATGTCGAAGGAGATTTAAGATGGGCGCAGGTGTAAAGAATCAGGCTCCGGGCGGCAAGGGTCAGGCTCCGGGCGGCAAGGGTCAGGCTCCGGGCGGCAAGGGCCAGCAGTACACCCCCGGCACTTTTGGTCCGCAAAGCCCGCAGGGGGCCATGGCGCTTCAGAATGCGTATCAGAATTTCGCGCGCCAGCAGCAAATGGGCGGAGGTATGCAGCCGGTGGGTAACCTTCAGGGCGCTCCGCTGGGTGGGGGCATGGCTCCTCCGCCGACGCAGTCGGGTATGCAACAGCAGCTTCAGCAGCAGGGTCTTCCGCAGTATCCGCAGCCGGTTTTTAATCCCTCTACCCAACAGGCTGCTGCGCAGAATGCCTATCAGGATTTCGCGCGCCAGCAGCAAATGATGCAGGCTCAGCCGCAGACGCAGCAGGCGATGCAGCAGCAGGCGATGCAGCAGCAGGCGATGCAGCAGCAGGCGATGCAGCAGCAGGCGATGCAGGCACAGGCACAGGCTATGCGCCCTGCTGGAAGTATGATCCCGCAGCCCGCTAACCCTCTTGCTCAGCCTCAGCAGGTTGGCACAGAAGACCCGCGTTTGCAGGCGATGCGGGCTATGCAGCAGTTGGCAAACTACCGTAGAGGCTAACAAATAGATGGCTCGGTCGGACGAACCCAAGTGGAAACGCATTGTCGCTAGTGTAAAAGCTGGCGACAAAGGCGGTAAGCCGGGTCAATGGTCCGCCCGTAAAGCTCAACTTGCGACCCAGCGGTACAAGAAGTCTGGTGGCAGCTACAGCGGCCCGAAGACGGAAGCGCAGAAATCCTTGTCCAAATGGACCAAGGAGGACTGGGGTACCAAGTCTGGTAAGCCCTCCACGCAGGGGCCAAAAGCCACTGGTGAGCGGTACCTACCAAAGAAAGCGCGACAGGCACTGACATCTAGTGAGTATGCTGCTACTACTAAGGCTAAGCGGGAGGGGACGAAACAGGGCAAGCAGTTTGTTAAGCAGCCCAAAACCGTCGCCAAGAAGACAGCGAGATTTAGATGACCACAAGCGGCACCACCACGTTCAATCTGAACCTCAACGAGCTTGTTGAGGAGGCGTTCGAGCGCTGTGGTGCCGAGCTTCGGACTGGTTATGATCTACGCACTGCACGGCGTAGCCTCAACCTGCTCACCATTGAGTGGGCTAACCGGGGGATCAACCTATGGACTATTGAACAAGGTTCGATTCCCATGGTGCAAGGCCAGATTGTGTACGATCTACCAGTCGATACCATCGACCTGATCGACCACGTGGTCCGTACACAATCTGGCCAAGCACAGACCGATATCAATATATCGCGTATCAGCGTCGATACCTATTCGACAATCCCAAATAAAAATGCTCAGGGCCGCCCCATTCAGGTATGGATTAACCGCCAGTCAGGCGCGGACTACCCAGTGGACGGTGTGGTGCACCCGCAGATTAACGTATGGCCATGCCCTGACCAGAGCGACTATTACACGTTCGTCTACTGGCGGCTGCGCCGTATTCAGGATGCTGGTACTGGTATTACCACGCAGGACATCCCGTTCCGTTTTCTCCCTGCTATGGTTGCTGGGTTATCATATCACCTATCCTTGAAAGTTCCGGAGGGGACGCAACGTACCCAGATGCTCAAGGCCATGTATGACGAGGCATGGGATCAGGCCGGTGACGAGGACCGTGAAAAGGCGTCGTTGCGTATCGCACCGCGCCAGATGTTCTACTAAGGAGACGCAATGCCAAATAGGTTTGCCTCCGGTAAATGGGCGATTGC